ATCATTGGTAAGTGTATGATGGGTTCAACCTCAAATGCACTCAGCAAGGGTGGTGAGAACTTTAAGAAGCTCTTCAATGACAGCGACCCGACCAAGCGTTCTGCCAATGGTCAGACCAAGTCGGGGCTTTATAGTTTGTTCATTCCTATGGAATGGAACATGGAGGGTTTTATTGATGAGTATGGATGGCCTGTGTTTGATGATCCAAAGAAACCAATCATGGGTATTGATGGTGAGGAGATTACGATGGGCGTTATTACTTATTGGAATAATGAGGTTGCAGCTCTTAAGTCTGACTCTGATGCACTCAATGAATTCTATCGTCAGTTCCCAAGAACAGAGTCTCATGCGTTTCGTGATGAGTCAAAGGCATCTTTGTTTAACTTGACTAAGATCTATCAGCAGATTGACTACAATGACTCTATGATTAAAGATCGAGTGTTGACGCGTGGTTACTTTCATTGGAAAAATGGAGATCAAGATACTGAGGTGATTTGGACTCCTGATAAGAAGGGAAGGTTTTTAGTTTCGTGGATTCCCGATCAGGCTATGAGAAATAGAGTGATTGTGAAAAACGGAAGAAAGCATCCAGGCAATGAGCATATCGGTGTGTTTGGGTGTGACCCTTATGACATTTCAGGTGTAGTTGGTGGTGGTGGATCTGCTGGTGCGTTGCATGGGTTGACTACATTCCACATGGAGAATGCTCCTACAAATCACTTTTTTTTAGAGTATATTGCTCGTCCTCAGACTGCTGAGATATTCTTTGAGGATGTATTAATGGCCTGTCATTTCTATGGTATGCCAATACTTGTAGAGAATAATAAGCAGCGACTTTTGTATCACTTTAAGAATAGAGGATATCGATCATTCTCTTTAAATAGACCAGACAAACACATATCAAAGCTATCAAAAACAGAGCTAGAGCTAGGTGGAATTCCTAACTCATCTGAAGACGTAAAGCACGCCCACGCTAACTCTATCAATACTTACATAGAAGAGTATGTTGGTTTAGATAAGGAAGGAACCTATAGAGATAAAGACACTATGGGTGACATGTACTTTACTAAAACTTTAGAGGATTGGGCTAGATTTGATATTAATAATAGAACAAAACATGATGCCTCAATTAGCTCAGGACTTGCTATTATGGCATCAAGAAAACACCTATTTATACCACCAAAACAGGAATCTAAAATAAGTGTTAAATTTGTAAGATATAAGAATACAGGCATTAGAAGCGAAATCATCGAATAATGGATAAACCATCAGTTGTTATCTCTGCACTACCTTTTCCGGACCAAATGGCTCCAGATGAGGTTAAGGCTACATATGAATATGGTCTAAAGGTAGGTAAAGCCATCGAAGGGGAATGGTTTAAGAGGAAGTCAAATTCAAGTAGATTCTATCAACAGTGGGGTGAGTTCCACCGTTTGAGACTATATGCTCGTGGAGAGCAACCAGTACAGAAGTATAAAGATGAGCTTGCCGTCAATGGTGACATATCTATGCTTAACCTTGACTGGACTCCTGTTCCTATCATCCCTAAGTTTGTTGATGTTGTTGTCAACGGAATGCTTGACAGACCATATACAGTAAAAGCTGAAGCTCAAGACGTAATGTCAGCTGAGAAGAAGAATATCTTTCAGGATATGATTGAGGCTGATATGGTTGCTAAGGATTTCCTTACATTGACACAAGAGCAGTTTGGCATTGATGCGTTTAATGTTAGCCCGGATGAACTTCCTGCTAACAATGAAGAGCTGTCATTATATATGCAGATGAACTACAAACCATCTGTAGAAATTGCTGAAGAGATTGCAATTGACACTGTAATGAAGATGAACGAGTATGAAGATATACTTCGTCTCTACTATTATGATGTCGCCACTTTAGGTATTGGTGTTGCTAAGCATGAGTTCCTTATTAATGATGGTGTTAAAATTGAATACGTAGATCCGGCTAACTGGATACATAGTTATACTGAAAAGAATGACTTCTCTGATTGTTTCTATTTTGGAGAGGTTAAGCAAGTACATTATACAGAGCTTCTAAAAATGAATCCAAACTTAACGGATGAGGAGCTTACTGAAATTAAAAATGCTGGATCAGCATGGTATGACTACTTCCCTGTAGTTAGAAACTACCAAGACGATGCATTCTTAAATGAGGTTGTAACATTGTTGTATTTTAACTACAAGACACACAAGAAGTTTGTATGGAAGAAGAAGATACTTGATAATGGTGGTGAGCGAATTATTCGTAAAGAAGATACGTTCATGGCTCCAAATGGTGAATACTTTGAGGTAATTGAAGCAGTTCGTGACGTTTGGTATGAAGGTGTTCTTGTTGGTGGATCAAACATAATGATAAAGTGGGAGATGATGAAGAATATGGTTCGCCCTAAGTCTGCATCACAACGTGCACTTCCAAACTATATTGCTTATGCTCCACGTTACTACAAAGGAAATATTGAGTCACTAGTTAGACGTATGATCCCATTCGCTGATCAGATTCAACTTACTCACTTAAAGTTACAGCAAGTAATGTCACGAATTGTACCTGACGGTGTATTCATCGATGCCGATGGTATCAATGAGGTTGACCTTGGTACTGGTGCAGCTTATAATCCTGAGGACGCTCTTAACTTATACTTCCAAACAGGTAGTGTTATTGGCCGATCTTATACCACAGAGGGTGAGTTTAATAACGCTCGTATTCCTATTCAGGAACTTAATACAAATAGTGGTCAAGCTAAAATGGCTGCACTTATCGGCAACTACAACCACTACTTAAATATGATTCGTGATGTGACAGGTGTAAATGAGGTGCGTGACGCATCTACACCACATCCGGATGCATTAGTTGGTGTTCAAAAACTAGCAGCACTCAATTCAAATACAGCTACTCGACATATTCTAGACGCTGGTATCATCACAACTAGACGTGTTGCTGAATGTGTTTCTATACGTATTGCTGATATATTAGAGTATTCTGACTTTGCTGAAGAGTTTGCTATGCAGATTGGTAAGTACAATCTGTCAATACTACAAGATATAAATGAGCTATATCTGCATGACTTTGGTATCTTTATTGAGGTTGCGCCAGACGAAGAACAAAAGGCTCAACTAGAATCTAATATTCAGATCGCATTACAGCAGCAGACAATTGATCTTGAGGATGCAATTGACATCCGTATGATCAATAATGTTAAGCTTGCTAATGAGATGCTTAAGATGAAGCGTCGCAAGCGAATGGAACAAAAGCAGAAAGAGAAAGAGATGGAGTTCCAAATGCAAATGCAAACAAACATCCAATCCTCTCAAGCAGCTGCTGAAGCCAAAGCACAGATCATTCAATTGGAAGGTCAAACCAAGGCACAGATCAAGCAGATGGAAGTTCAGGGTGACATTCAAAAGATGCAGGCAGAAGCTGAGCTCAAGAAAGAGCTAATGGCTATTGAGTTCCAATACAACTTGCAACTTAATGGCATGCAGATGCAAACATTAAAAGATCGTGAGGCTGAGAAAGAGAAGGCTAAGGACAAACGAGTTGACATACAGGCCACCCGTCAGTCTGAGCTAATCAATCAACGCCAAAACAACTTACCTCCTAAAAACTTTGAATCTACAGAGGATTCTCTTGATGGCTTCGATTTGGAGTCATTCGGGCCTAAATAAATAATTATTAACTTTGTTCAAAATTAAATTAAATGGAAAGTGAATTTAAAGTGAGAGCTGTAGATTTCGAGGAGAAGTCTGTAGCTGAAAAAGAGGCAGAGCTTCTTGAAGGTTTGGAAGATCATACCGGAGATCAAGATACAGTAAAGATTGACTTAACTGAAGAGCAACAACCTGTAGAAGAGCAACAAACTCAAGAGACAGATCAGGTACAAGAGCTAGATCTGGATGATAATAAAGTTCTTTCATATCTTGGTAAAAGATGGAACAAAGAGATTACATCTTTGGATGAATTAGTTCAAGAGCGCGAACAAGCTGAAGAACTACCTGAGGATGTCTCTGCGTTTCTGAAATATAAAAGAGAAACAGGGCGTGGTATTGAAGACTTCATGAAGTTGAATGTCGATTACACCGCAATGGATGAAGATTCTTTACTTTATCAATATGCTAAAGAACAAAACCCAGAGCTTGATGCTGATGAGGTTAAGTTTGAGTTAGAGTCTAAGTTTTCATATGATGAAGACTTTGATGATGACAAGCAGATTAAGAAGGTAAAGCTAGAGAGAAAAAAAGAGCTCAATAAGGCTCGTGAGTATTTTAATAAGCTTAAAGAACAGTACAAGGTGCCACTTGAGTCAAGGGATTCCTTTGTTCCGCAAGAAGAAAAAGAAGCTTACGAATCTTATAAGCAATATAAACAAACCGCGACTAGCGAGCAAGAGGAGCAACAAAAGCGGTCTAAGTATTTCGCTGACAAGACGAATGAATTATTTTCTGATAAGTTTGAAGGTTTCAAATTTAAAATTGATGAGGATAAGGCAGTAACGTTCAAGCCGGCAGATGCAAAGACACTCCTTAACGAGCAGTCTTCACTAAGCAACTTTGTAAATAAGTTCTTAAACGAAGAGGGTTACGTAAAGGATGCTGAGGTGTTCCATCGAGCAATAGCGATTGCTTCGAATCCCGAAAAGTTTGCAAAGTTCTTCTATGAGAAGGGTATGACAGAAGCTGTTGAGACAGTTTCTAAAGAGTCTAAAAATATTAACATGACTCGTCAAGCCACTCAGGTGACTAACAAAACTGACGGAACATTCCAAGTAAGAGCCGTAGAGTCTGGTTTCGGTAACAGATTAGTTATTAAACAAAAACCTAAAAACTAGAAAAAATGGCTGGTACATTACAAGCGTCTCCGGGTGTAAATTTAACCCCAAGCGCAGTTAAGGCAACATTGCCTACAAACTACATTACTAACTTCGACTTCTTGAATCAGTATCTTCCTGATACATATGAGCAAGAATTCGAGCGCTATGGTAACCGTTCAATCGCATCTTTCTTGCGTATGGTTGGTGCCGAGCTTCCTACTAACTCTGACCTCATCAAATGGGCAGAACAAGGTCGTCTTCACACAAAGTATACCTCAGTTACTGCTGTTGGTGCTTCAGGTGGTCAAGATAGTGTTACTTTTGATATCGGTACAGGAACTTGTGTTTTCCGTGTTGGTCAAACTGTATTCCTTTCTAACAATGCTTCTTCTACATCTTCTTATAAAGGTGTAATTACTGCACTTCCTGCTGCTGATCAATTTACTGTAGCATTCTATAATGCTGGTGGTATTGCTGCTGGTGATACTGGCGCTACATTCACTGCATTTGTTTACGGTTCTGAGTTCAAAAAAGGAACTGCTGGAATGGATGGTTCTTTAGAGTCTGAATCTTTATTCTTCCAAAACAAGCCAATTATCATCAAAGATAAGTACACTGTTGCTGGTTCTGATATGGCTCAAATTGGTTGGGTTGAAGTAACTACTGAGAATGGTGCTACTGGTTACTACTGGTACATGAAGTCTGAGCATGAGACTCGTCTACGTTACGAAGATTATCTTGAAATGGCAATGGTTGAAGGCGTTCCTGCTGAAACAGGTTCAGGAGCTGCTACTCAATTAGCTAACGGAGCTTACCCTGGAACACCTACAATTCAAAATGCTGGTACTGAAGGTATGTTCAATGCTATTGAAACTCGTGGTAACGTTTGGGCAGGTGGTAACCCATCTTCTTTAGGTGACTTCGATACAATCGTACAACGTCTTGATAAGCAAGGTGCTATCGCTGAGAACGTATTGTTCTTAAACCGTCAGTTCTCTTTTGACATCGACGATATGTTGGCTGCTCAAAACTCTTACGGTGCTGGTGGTACTTCTTACGGATTGTTTGACAACAACGAGCAAATGGCTCTAAACCTTGGTTTCTCTGGATTCCGTCGTGGTTATGAGTTCTACAAGACTGACTGGAAATACCTTAACGACGCAACACTTCGTGGCGGTATCGTTGGTGGTGCTATCAATGGTGTTTTGGTTCCTGCTGGTACCATGACCGTTTACGATCAAGTACTTGGTAAGAATGCTAAGCGTCCTTTCCTTCACGTTCGTTACCGTGCTTCTGAAGCTGAAAACCGTCGTTACAAAACTTGGATGACTGGTTCTGCTGGTGGTGCACAAACTAGCGACCTTGATGCTATGGAAGTAAACTTCTTGTCAGAGCGTGCGCTTTGTACAATGGGTGCTAACAACTTCTTTATCTTCAAAGGATAAGAATACCAATAATACGAGAGGGGTTTCGACCCCTCTCTATTTTTTAATAATTTAAATTATATCAAATGAAAAGAATAAAAATAGAGCCTAAGGATAGGACTTATTTGCTTAAAATGAAAAACTCTCCATTGAGCTATTTCATTGCACACAAAGACACACCACGTAAACGTCTTCTTTATTATAATGAAGAGACCAATACAAATCACCCACTTCGCTACGCGCGAAATTCAAACACACCATTTCAAGAAGATCAAGATGCTAACGTTATTGTTGAGCCAATTGTATTTGAGGATGGTAGATTAGATGTTCCAAAAAACAATCCTGTACTTCAAGAATTCTTACATTACCACCCAGGTAATGGAAGTGAATTTTATGAGTTTGATTCAGAAAGAGATGCACAAGAGGATGTTGATGATTTATTCTCTGAAATTGATGCATTGTTATTGGCTCGCGATTTAGCAGACAAAGACATTAATACATTAGAAGCAGTTGCTAGATTAGTACTTGGTGGTAATGTAGATAAGATGAGCTCTGCTGAAATCAAAAGAGACATGATGCTATTTGCTAAACGTTATCCTCAAGACTTCATGGAGGCTGCGTCTGATCCAATGCTTAAGATTAATAACTTTGCAGCTCGTGCATTTACGTCAGGATACCTCACATTCAGAGGAAACAAAGACATCCACTATAACTTCAAGGATAATAAGAAGCGTTTAATGACCGTTCCATTTGGTCATGACCATATCCACGCATTGGCTTCTCATTTGCAGTCTGACGAAGGATTAGAGCTATATAAATACCTAGAAGATAAGTTCTCAGAAAATGCTTAACTTTGGGTATTGTTTAACCCATTAATTTTTAGAAAATGGAAAAGTTTTTATCTATCCCGGTTACCAGTGCTGGTAATCAATTAGTTTCAGTAACTAATGTTATTTTAGTTGATGCTGCTTCAGCTACTGCTACTGCTACTGCAATTACTTATGCTGGTGGTAAAGTTGTTACTTTAACACATGCTGCTCAAGTTGCGTTTAGTATGCGTGATGCAATCCAAACTGGAATTGCTAATGCATTGCAAACATCTTGGACTAATCCAGTTTATGAAATTGCCGTTCCACAAGCTGTTAGTAACATTGATGTAGCTTAATCAATAGTAAACTACTACTAGAAAGGGCACTTCATATGGAGTGCCTTTTTTTATTTATCTTTGTACAAAAGCAGTCAGATGATCAATGACGTTCGAAATACCGTCCTATCAATAATTAGTAAAGAGAACCGTGGCTTTATTACGCCATTGGAATTTAATCTCTTTGCAAAGCAGGCGCAGCTTGAGATTTTTGAGCAGTATGTCTACAATTATAGCAATGCAATCAATAAGCAGAACGCTCGAATGCATGGAGAGGGATACACAGATATACCAAAAAACATAGGTGAGGTAATTGATACTTTCTCTACATTTGCTGCTGCAACTTATAATCCTTCTACTAGTAAGTTCAATTTTCCTCCTAACTACTATTTCTTAGATAAGCTTGTTTACAATAACTCAATAGAGATTGAAAAAGTTAGTCATAGAAAGATATTGAATCTAGTAAATTCAAACCTTACGGCTCCAACGACAAAATACCCTGTATACACAATGGATGAGAATGGTTTATTAGTATATCCTACGACTATTAACTCTAACGTTACTATACAATACTTGAGATTTCCAAAGGACCCTCAGTGGACCTATAATATTGTCAACAACGAACCTTTCTTCAATCCAAACTCAGCTACATACCAAGATTTTGAACTACCTTTAGATGACTTTGCTAATCTTGTTATAAAGATCCTTAGTTACGCAGGTGTCTCAATTAGAGAGCAGGATATTGTACAGGCTGCTAAATCAGAGGAAATTCAAGACATTCAACAGAAACAATAATGGCATATATAACTAATTATCAGTACTATACCAATAACGGTAATGTCCCTGAAGATGCTAACTGGGGATCTTATCAGTATGTTACACTTGACTATATGGTCAATAACTTCATATTAAACTATGTTGGAAATGATAAGTTGATCAATAATGTTGATAGGTATACCATTTTGTTTCATGCTAAAAGAGCTATTCAAGAAATAAACTACGATGCACTTAGAAACATTAAGGTTCTTGAGTTTGAGTTAGGTGATCAACTAAAATTGGTATTACCTCCTGACTACGTTAACTATGTTAGAATATCAATGCTTAGAGGTGGTGTATTATATCCACTTACTGAAGCTAGACAAAGCATTACAGCTACTGCATATCTTCAAGATAATAATGGTCAGATTGTTTTTGACTCAAATGGAGAAGTAGTCATTGGCGAGTCAAGATTAGATATCCTACGACAAGAAAATAAGCTATATACAGGTCCTGGTGCATACTACAACCAATGGGGATGGGAGTATGACGGGGAGTGGTATTTTGGATATCCGATCGCACAGAATTTTGGATTAAATACAGCAGACGCTAATATCAATCCAAAGTATTACATCAATAAAGCAGCTGGCGTAATTGACTTTACATCAGGTGTTGAGAACTCATATATTGTACTTGAGTATATATCTGATGGTATGGAAAATGGAGATACTAGTGCTATTTCTATAAATAAATTGGCAGAAGAATATATTTACGCTTACTTAAAGTGGGCGCTACTTAATAATAAGTATGGTATTCAAGAGTATATTATTAATAGGGTAAGAAAGGAAAAAACAGCTGCCCTAAGAAATACCAAGATCAGATTAAGCAACATGCATCCAGGCCGCTTATTAATGGCAATGAGAGGCAAGGACAAATGGATTAAGTAATTATGGCTAACCTACAAAGAACATTTCTTGCCGGGAGAATGAATAAAGACCTCGATGAGAGGTTGCTACCGGATGGTGAATACCGTGATGCTGTTAATATAACTATTGACACGTCTGAAGGATCTAATATTGGGGCTGTTCAGAATGCCTATGGTAACTTAAAGATTGCAGATGTTAAGCAAATAATAGAAAACCAAGGGATAACAATAACGCAGCCACTTGTAACTATAGGAGCGGTAGCAAATGAATCTACAAACGTGTTATATTGGTTTGTTACTGGACTTGAGTTTGAGGGTATATTTGAGTACAATCAAATTACAGGTTCAACTGTTATGGTGCTTGGTAGTACAAGTAATCAGTTAGGACTTGATGAGAATCACTTAATTACAGGTGTTAACTTCATTACTGATGGTGCTGGTGGTGGTTTCCTTCTATGGACAGACAATTTAAACCAACCACGCAAGATAAATATAAATAGATGTAAGACATATTCTATTGATGATCCACGAATTGATTTAGATATCAATCTAATAGTTGCACCACCTCTTAATTCTCCATTTATATCTTTAAAGACTTTATTAGATCCAAACATTAATCCAAATAACATTGAGGATAAGTTTGTATACTTTAGTTATCGATATAAGTATTTAGACAATGAATACTCAGCAATGTCCCCATTATCTGCTGTTGCGTTTAATCCTAAAAAGCTTTTAATTGATAGCGATACCGGTGAAAATAAAGGTATGCTTAATCAATTTAATCAAGCAGAGGTTATATTTGAGACTGGTAATGAGTTTGTTAAGGAGATTCAGCTATTAGTTTGGGAGTCAAGAACTCTTAACGTAAAGATTGTTGAAACATTAAATAAAGAAGAAATAGGCATACAAGATAACTCTACTTATAGTTTTATCTTCATGAATAATAAAACATATGCCGCTCTTCCTTCAGATCAGGTCACTCGATTGTTTGATAATGTTCCGTTAAAGGCATTAGCACAAGATATAATTGGAAGTAGATTAATATTTGGTAATTATACTCAGTTTAGAGATTTAATTGATACTAATAACGACTTTATAGATGTTAACTATACTGTTAATTATGATTCAAGTCCTGTAACTGGTTTACCAAAACAAACGTGGAGAAGCGATCGTGATTATGAGATTGGAATTGCATACCTAGATGATTATGGCAGGATGACAACTGTCTTGACTACATCCTCAGACAATACAGGTAATAATCAATCAAACTCTGTATATATACCGTCAGATAATTCTGACACATCCAACTACTTAGTTGTAAACGTAAAGAACAAGGCACCTGAATGGGCAACTGGTTATAGATTCTTTGTTAAGCAGTCTAAAACTGAATATTATAATATCTTTCCAGTTACATTTATAAAAAATGGTTCTTACAGATATTTTTTAATTAATGAGGCTGATAGAGATAAAATAAAGGTAAATGGATATATTATATTTAAGTCATCTTCTGGTTCTGCTACTCATTCAAACAAGAAATTTAAAGTTCTTGAGCTTGAGTATAAAGCAGCTGGATTTAATAATATATCAGGAGCTTTAGAAGGTCTTTACTTTAAAATCAAAGCTGATGCGTCTGATGCTTTCTTAAATGTAAGTGGGCAACAGATTTTTAATTTTGATGGTTCTGGTAGGGGTTTAAGAACACCTGTATTAAATAGGTCGCAACATGTTGATACAGCTTACTATAGCTATACTGGTGATAATACAATAACTCCAACAGCACAAGATGTAACAGCTACAGTTATTTCAACTTCTGATTTTAGGATTAATGTAGAGATACTCCCAAATGATGAATTCAGATGGACTTCAAATTTAGCATTATCAACTTGGTCTGCTAATATTCCGATTCCATTTGGAGGTATCTATAGTTATGCAACAACTGCAATTACATTAGGATTAAATTTTGCCAATACTTCTTATAATGTTGGTGATAGGTGGGTTTTTAATGTTAGGGGGTATGGAAATTTAGCAGGAACTCCTAGTTATCCTTATGTTGGTTATGGATTAGGCTCTTCACTTAACTCTTCTTACGGGGGTGGATCTATACTAAAAGGACCTGGAGCTATATTCCCAGGTGCTATTATAGAATTAGAGATTTTATTTGACTCTGCTCCACAAAACCCAACTGGTGGCACAGGAGTTCAGTCATTCACTTCTAATAATTACTATAAAAATCTAGAAGAGTGGTTCTATGAATCAGGTGCTTATGCATTATATATTCAATATAATCCATCAGGTACAAACGTGGGCGCACGTGGTGTTACATTTAGATATGGAATAAACTATCAAAATACAGGTAACCCATTAAGTAATCAAATAGATCAGTCTAACTTTGGAGGTGATATTTATATGATTATACAAGGTTTTAATGATGGATCGAATAGTTCACTAAATGAGATAAAGACAAGACTAAAAGTAACTCAGACTCCTACTAGTAATAGTATTTCTGCTGAAACTGTACCAGCAAATGATGACACTGATATCTACTATGAAATGAGTAGAACATATCCAATTGTCAATGGTAATCATATAGCGTTATGGAAATATGATAGATGTGTTGCAAACGGAAGTAATGTATATTTAGTTCAGGATTCACACACTCAGCCACACTACTTTGAAGACGGGCAATCAGTTTACGTTACAGCGCCTAACATACCTGCTGGTTTTTATAATGTTGTTAGCATACCTGATCGATATACTATAGAGATTAACTACGCAGCTTCAACTGCTGCTATTCCAGGAGGTGTTTCAGATAATGATTTGGATCAAGACCAAACAAGTGCGCTTAATCCTGCTGTTGTTGTATTGAATAATGCCAATAACAAAAACTCAGACTATAATGCTTATTGCTATGGTAATGGTATAGAGTCAAACAGAATTCTTGATGGATTCAATCAACCATGGTTAAAATATAGCTTAAGAGCAAGTGGTGTTATTGAAGATTATGAGCAACAAGTAAAAGATACCTCATTGACATATAGCGGTCTATATAGATGGGATTCATCGATCAATAGATTGAATGAATTTAATCTTTCTGTAGCTAACTTTAAGAATTTAGATAAAAGCTTTGGATCTATTCAAAAACTTCATGCTAGAACGACAGATCTTTTGGTATTCCATCAAGATAAAATTACATCAGTATTATATGGCAAGAATTTACTTGTTGATGCAGTTGGAGGTGGTTCAGTAGCTTCAGTCCCTGAGGTTTTAGGAACTCAAATTGCCTTGCCATATGACTTTGGTATTTCTACTAATCCTGAGAGCTTTGCTGTTTGGAGTAATAGAATGTACTTTACAGACGCAAGGAGAGGTGTGGTATTACAAATGCAAGGTGATCAAGTTGTTCAGATCTCAAGAATGGGTCTATCTGATTACTTTAGAGATATGATGTCTGACTCATCTAATTATGCTAAAATAGGTGCATACGATCCATATAATCATACATATGTTATTGCATCTACAGATAGAAGAAATACACCATGCGATATAGAGATCAACCCAACATCTTCGTCAGTTCCATATAATACAGCTGGTGCTTTACAATATATGTTTAGTATATCAGGAACAACATCCTGGTCAGTTGAGGTTATAGATAATGGTTT